CCCTTTACACTTGCGTTTGTCAACGGCGTTCGAGTAATTTGCAAAGGGTTGAAAGACCCTGATAGCGCGCGCGGCCCGAATATTAACTGGCTTTGGTATGACGAGGCTGGACGCGACAAAGATGGCGTAGCCTGGCAATTGTCAGTTGCGTCTGTCCGTGTAGGTGATTTTCCACAAGCTTGGGTAACAACTACCCCTGCTGGTAAAACGCATTGGATATATGACTTTTTCGTCGACCGTAAAATTTCCGATGATGCATTGAAGCTGTTTTCTGAAGTTGACGCAGACCGCGAATTGGTAGAGACGTTTTTTACTTCCACGATGGAAAATGCGGATAATTTAGACCCGGGATTTTTAGCGTCCCTTTTAGCGGCATATCCAAGCGGGTATTTGCGCAACCAGGAGCTTTACGGTAAATTTCTTGACCCAGAAGGCACATTGGGTAATCGCTCTTGGTTCGAGGGTAAGATTTTGCAAATTCCTCCTGACAAGAGTATCATGAAAAGGCGTATCCGCTTTTGGGATTTGGCGGCTTCAGAGAAAAAATTATCTGGGCGTCGTAAACGCGTTGACCCCGATGAGACTGTTGGTACTTTAGTCAGCACAGATGGAGAATTTCTTTATGTTGAAAACCAAATAGGAGGTTGCTGGGAATGGTATGACATCAAGCAACAAATTATTTCTACTGCTGTTACAGATGGCTATTTGGTAGATATTTACATTGAGCAAGAACCTGCGTCTGGAGGTAAAAACCAAGTTGCTGAATTGCATGATTTCATACGCCGTGAATTGCCAGGACATCCTGGAGTGCATGGGTACAGACCAGAAGGTGATAGGGTGATGTTGGCAAATTTTTGGTTTTCTCTTGCGGCGCAAGGGAAAATGTTTCTTGTAAACGGTGATTGGAACGAGCTGTTTTTAGACCAATTGTCCGTTTTTCCTGAAGGGAAACATGATGACCGCATTACTAGCGTCAGTGGAGCGGTGATAAATCTTATGCCTGTTGTCAAAAAATATAAGGCAATTGAATTTTTGCATCTATAATGCCAATAATACGGTATAATTTAGTACATCTGCGAAAATTTAAGGCGGAAATATGCCAAAAGTAAAAACTACTCCTCCAGAACCATCCAGGACTAAAGGACAACATTCTTTAGATATTCCAGATTACTTACAACGTTTTGTACCGTATTGGGGGCGTCCAGATTGGTATGATGCTAAAATGTGGCGTAACACGGTGTTACGTCAACCAATTGCCGTAGCTTGCAGAGAACATTTGGTGAGCCGACTATGTGCGTTGGATTGGAAAATAGAGCCGCGCGATAGCCGTATGCGCGATGAGCTTCAAGATGAAATTCGCTATTATACAGCTTTCTTGAACTATACGGGCGAATATGACTATGTGGATATTTTAGAATGGATAGTGCAAGATTTGCTTGATATTCCTTTCGGGGGAGCTTGTGAGGTTGGGCGCGAAGGCGATTCGGAAATGGGTAGGGTTTTATGGATACAATTGCTAGACGGCGGAACATTGTTCCCTACTCTGAATTACGGCTTTCCTGTAGGTCAATATGTTCCAGAAGCACAAAAAACTGTATATTTCCCTCACCATGCCATAAATAGAGTTTATCTGTCTCCGCGCACAGATATTCATCGTGAAGGCTGGGGCATGGCTCCTCCAGAGAAAATTTACCTGGCTATCGAACTCCTTAATCGCGGCGATGAATATTATGCGAAATTGCTTTTGGATACTCCAGAAGCAGGCATTTTAGATTTAGGCGATATGGAAAAAGAGAGCGCAAAAGAATGGCTAGATTCTTGGCGCAGTCTTTTGGGGGGCATAGACCCCTATAAAATACCCGTTTTGTATGAGCATTCTACTCCTGCTAATTTTATTCAATTCTCCAGGTCGCCTAATGATTTGATGTTCGATAAAGCCACCTTCAAATATGCTTCTCTGATTGCGGCGGGATATGGAATAACTTTGAACGATTTAGGTCTTGCAGCGACATCTGGCGGCGGAGGCGACACTTTAGCAGGCTCTATTCGCAGTGAACGTATTACGCGTAGAAGCGGGTTTGCGCGCCTGAAACGCAAGATAAAATACTTTTTTGACAGACTTATACTTCCCGCGCTAGAACTAAAATTTATTGACCTTGACGACGAGTTTAGTGTGGCTTTAGGTAGAGCAAGATTAGCGTCTGCTACTGCTATCGTTCAAGACATTCAATCAGGTATGATAACTCCAGAGGAAGGACGTTTACAGCAGATTGCAGATGGTCTATTTACAATTTCCATGCCAGAACACTTGCCAAAAGAGGCTGTGCCTTCCGAGACAGTGAATACCCCTGAACGACCAGGTTTACTGGGAAATCCAATTTCTCCTTCACAGGGTGGATATGGCGAGATTAGAAGCAGGATAGACGATGAAATTGACCGCATTTTCAGTCCAGAGGATGCGCGTATTCGCAAGTTAGCGCGGCAAATAATTCAACCAATTTCCACCGAGTTATCCTCAGCTATGGCGGAATTTCAAACTCAAAGCGAATTAGATGCGTGGAATGAAGCGGTTATAGCTAACTTATACGTATTTGATTCGGAAGATGTAGAAACGCGGGTAATTTATCTTAACATGTTGCGGGATATTTTGAAGAACTCCTTAGATAAAGAAACTTGGTGGAAACTGTCTTTGAGCGATGCTGAATTTATTGAAGATTTTATAGACATCTTCATGAACGAGCGAGCGGAAATTATTAGGAAGCGTTCGGAAATTGCTTATGAGCGCGGCGAAAAGCCCGATTTAGATTTTGAAGTGCCTGAACCGGATGGTAGTTTTATCGGTTTATGTGAAACTTCTCTTGGTCGGTTGTATAATAAAACTACCGAGTTGATTACATCTTATTTGGCAGATGCAGTTATAAGCGGTGTGCGTAACTATTGTATTATTCATGCACCTAATACAGATATAGACCCCGATACAATTGATGTGCAAATGGTTTCTGCAATTAGGAGTGCTTTATATGAATCAAAGCTAAAATTTATCTATAAATTAGCAGATGATTTTAGACAAACCTTAAATAATGTAATGGAGAGTGTAAAATGACAATGGTACGAAATGTAGTTTCTACGGCACGTGATAATTCTGTTCCGCGCATTGGTGAGATTTATCAAGTTGTGCGTTGGATTTCTAAAACTAATACTTCAGCGCCGAGCGCCAATATTTTTAGTGTGTTCGACGTCAATCAGCACCTTAATGAGTTGTGCTCGAACGGGTTTGAGTTACTTAATACTCATTACTTAGGCGAGAACACTGAAGCCTATGGCGTATTGTACATTCTAGTGCGCAGATATTGATGTTAGATTTTATAGCCTTCGCCATTAGCGGAAAGATACTGATTTATACAATACAAAAATTCCCTTTTTTCATTTGGATAGGCAAGAAAATATCTTTTGTAAATCAATTGATTTCTTGCGATTTCTGTCTTGGAGTATGGGTGTACTGTATTCTAAATTTAGTATCTTTCCGCTTGTCTTTTTACAATGCAAATAAATATGATATAATAAGTGGCATAGTAACTGGAATTGCAACATCTTTTGTAATACATTTGATTTCAGTAGGTTGGATGTCTAAATATGCGGTCTATATAGTTGATGGTAAGGAGTAATCTAAATGCCGTTCAAAACTATGCCTAAAGAAGCCTTTGCATTGTGGGAAAAAGTTTATAATGATGCCAAAGCTAAGGGTGACAGCGACGAAACCGCCGCAAAGAAAGCGTATGGAGCTTTGAGGCGTGCAGGCTGGAAGCAAAACGAAGATGGTATGTGGATAAAAGGTGCTTTGCAAGAATTTTCTTTGCGTATTGAAAAAGCCAGCCTTGATAAATCTACTCTTACACGCCGATGGCGCGCAGTTGCTTCTGACACTGACACAGATTTGTATGATGACAATATGACGTTGCAATTATTCCGCGATTTCATTGAGCGCATAGATTCACATGAACCAGTACCTGAAGAATTTAAAAGCGATTTTTGGGAAGGCGGACTGCCTTATTTATCCATTTCGCATTATCCTGATTTGAACGGGAAAGCCGTTCCGGGAATGACAGACAGTTTGTATATTGACGGAAAGTTTTTCAAGGCGAAAGGGCATTTTTTAGATACACCTTTGGGTAATGCCTGCTTCAATGCGGTTTGTGAAGATTTATATTCTACTCAACCTTCTAAACACGATGATAAGATTAGGATTTCCATAGCATTTTTAGATTATGCACATCGTCATAAAAAAAGTGGTTATGTATTTGAACGTTCGGACATTGAACATGATTTTTGTCCTGAATGTTTGCGAGAAGCACTCACTGGTGAAACTTACGGAAAAGAGTTTTTGCGTGGGCATTTGATTCATTTAGCACTTACCAGGGTACCCGTAAATCCGCGTACTGTTATGGAGGTAGAAAAAGCCATGGTTAAAACACGTATAGAGGACGCCGCTAGTATTATTGGCGAAGATTTGGCTAAAGAGCTTGACGAAGAGGCTAAACTTGTCGGCAAGAGTCAGGCTTTAGTTATCAAATCGGATGAACCCGAAACCGAACCTGAAGAAGTCCAAAAAGCTGTTACCAAAAAAGAAGATGATTGTGAACATCCAGCCTCGCATTACCTTATAGTAGAAGATGCTGAACATCCTGCGACATGGCATTTGCGTATCAGGGATTGTAACGGAGAATTAGACCATCACCTTATGGGTGCGGCTTGGGCGGCTTTGCATGAAGGCTTTAGGGGTAATAAATATGAAGGAAGTCATAAAGAAGAAGCGTTGCACAAACTGCGTCAATTGTATGAGGAAGAAGGTTTAGAATTGCCCTCCGAAACGTCAGAAAAGGCTTTGTTAGATGAAATCTCTAAATTGCACAGTGAACTTGAAGATTTGAAATCTTTAGTTGGTGTATCGCGTTCTGAACCGCCCGCACGCGAAGAACATCCTTTGGATAAAATGTTTTCGGAGTTCAAATCTTCGTTTGATGCCGCTATTACTTCCGAGAAGTCTGCTAATGATAAAATCTCTGCTATTCATGCGGCTTATGAGAAGTTTGGTGGTTCTATTGCGGAATACATTACTTTAGTAACCGAATCGCAGGTGCAAGAGCCAGAAAATTCTGGTGCAGATATGGTGCAACATCTATCGCGTGCAATGGCTTCTGCGCTTGAACCTGTTATGCAAAAGCTTGATTTGCTTGTTGCACAAATGTCTACCACTTCTTCGGATATACGTTCCCAAGTACCGACACGGCGCAGTGTAGCACCATCTATGAAGTTTCAAGCTGACATATCGCCCGTATATCGGAAACCTGCTCCGACTGTTTCTACATCAACGCCAAAATTGCGGGCAATTATTGAGAAAACTACATAATATTTTGCGGAATGTCTGTGGTATAATATGTATGACGGGTGTTCGGTAAAGCCTTTTGTGATAGGTGTCGAACAAGAACATTTTTATTTTGGAGGTTCGACATGAATCCGCTTTCTGGCGAAGAAGTATTAAATTTGGGCGATACTGCTCAAGAAGAAAAAGCATTTGTTAGCGGTCAGGTAGTTGAGCGTGCTACTGACCCCGTGATTTCCCCGAGTTACTCTACACCTGGCGACTTTTACGCACAGTATCCTATTCCCTTGGATACTACTGAAATTATCAACATGTGTGAGGAAGTTTCCCTTTTCCGAGCCTTACCTGAAAAACGAACGGCTTTGAATGCGGAAACATGGCGTGAAATTAGCTACTTGTCTATGATTTCGGGTTCTACTGCCGCATCGAGTTATATTGCTTTCCAGGACGGTTATTGTCCAGAGGAATATGCACATACCGGCAGTAACATGACTATTTACCATAAAAATATTGGTGCGAAGAAAAACTTGTCCATTCGAGATATTATGCACTCCACCGCTGTTGCCGCCGCTAATTGGAATGGCATTAATACGTTAGTTGGTGGCTTCCCCGCAAGTGGAGAAATGCCTGGCGGTTCTGACATTCCGACCTTCCAACGCGAAGTCGTTCGAGGGGTAAAGGAAAAAGAAGTTCGTCTTGCCATGACGCTAGTTTTGAATGGCTGGGATAGGCTTTTGGTTAACGGTAACACCTCCACCAATTCTTACGAGTTTGACGGTATTGAAAACTATGCTACCAATGTTGGGTGTTCTTTCCACCTCAATACGGGAACATCCTCGGCTACTGGAACATTTAGTGCTGGTACGTTTGATGATTTCTTAGCCGAATCTTGCGCTAAGCCTACCCATATCGTTGGGCATCCTATGGCAATCCAGGAAATGTTGGGTGCTTACTTCCAGCTTGGATTTGCGGGAAGCCAAGTAGTAAACTTCTCCGAAGGTGGTCAGATTGTTCCTGGGTTCAATTTCGCGGGATTTGTCAATACCGGTGTTGGACGCCTTGCGGTTATTGCAGATA